ATCAACACCGCATAGAACAGAGTTTATCATTCGTGGTACGCCGGCCTCATGGACGACGGCCGCGAGTGACCCAACTCCCTCGGCGGTGGCTCAAGCTGATTTAACCGCGCGCTCACAGTTTCTTTCGCGGTATCGTTCCAGACGTACCCAGTTTCAAGCTGGGATCTTTCTGGGCGAGCTCCGCAAAACTGTGAAAATGATTAGGTCTCCGGTTCAAGCTCTGCGTGAGAGTATAAATGGCTATGTTAGGCTCGCAAAGAAGCGGGCTTACAAGGCCAAATACCCTCATCAGGCTATCGCCGAGACCTGGCTCGAATACGCATACGGTATAAAACCGCTTGTTAGTGACGCCGAAGACGCTCTTCGCCTTGCAACCGCGCACCCTTATCGGGTGTTCGAACGCATAAGTGGGAACGGAATCGATGTCCAAGAACGAGCTTATACTAAACTCAGCTATTCTTCAAGTGCCTGTCGTGTCCTTTACACGAGGCGTTCTGAGGGTAGGGTAGAGGTACGTATCAAGGGTGCCATACGAGCGGAAAATAACCCTCCAGGATTTCCGGAGCAGTGCGGCCTTAGTTGGTCGAACGTGCTCCCTACGTTCTGGGAGTTGATTCCGTACTCGTTTCTTGTCGACTACTTTACCAATGTTGGGAAGGTTATCGACGGCGTCTCCACTGGGACTGTCTCGTTAGCCTGGGGCTCCTTCTCTCAGAAGAAGATTAGACAACTAGAATATGTTGTTACTAGTCTTGACTGGGATTATTTGGAGTCCTTCGGCTCGGCGAAGGCAACACACAGTGGACACGCAAGCGGCGGCGGTATAGCTTCAACCAGAACAAATCTTGACCGCAACAGTATTAATGCTGTCTCAGTTGGTTTACGAGACACGCAATTTAAGCTGCCGGGTTCGGATTTGAAATGGTTGAATATCGGTGCACTTGCCACTACCCGATTTCGGGCTGGCAGCAGGCGCATCACTTAACAATTATTTATGGCTTTTAGCCAGGAAACTGAAATGACAGTATCTC